GTTGAGGGTCCAGATCTAGAAGACCACATTGCACGTTTGATGGCTACCCAGGCTGGTAACGATATCGAGGATCTCTTGATCAACGGTACAGGTACTGGTTCAGGATTGCTTTCAGCGTTCAAGGGCTTCCGTCAGCTCGCACTTGACAATGCACACGTCGTTGATGCACAGGGAGTAGGACTTGACAAGGCTGTATTCAACCTTGCAATCAAGACCCTTCCACGTAAGTACAAGCAGCGTCGCAATCAGCTTCGTTTCTTCACAGGATCAAACCTTGTACAGGATTACCTATACAACTTGACCGCAGAGACAAGCTCTGGCTTCACTCCATTCGATATCGCTTCTGGCATCATTCGTGGTGACGTAGCTGCTAACGATGGTGGACCAGGAACTGTAACCCCATTCGCATTTGGTATTCCAGTAATCAACGTTCCGTTGATGGAAGAGACCGTTGCTGGTGATTACAGCGGTGCAGCAGGTTATCATGGAGATGTCCACTTGACATTCCCACAGAACTTTATCGTCGGTATCAAGCGTGACGTAACAGTTTATCGTCTGTTCCAGCCAAAGAAGGATACAATTGAGTACACACTCTATATCCGTGTTGGTGCACAGATGGAAAACTACGACGCACACGTTATCGTTAAGAACGTTAAGGTCGCAGGTTCAGTAGCTAACTCAGCAGACTTCGGTTCCGTATCACACGGTGCCCATGTCAAGGGTGGCAATGGAGCTTACACATTCTAATTTAAATTAGATGCAAGATCGGGGGAATACTTAAAGTATTCCCCTTGATCATTTTCTGCTATAATAGCTAATGACGAGAGGAAAATACATGTCATTTACAGATCTAAAAATTACAGAACTACGCAAAGTTGCAGATTCATTTGGCGTTGATATTTCAGAAGCTAAAACAAAGACTGAAATTGCAGCAGTTCTAGAAGAAGAAGGAATTACGTACCAGATGTACAGTTCATTTTCTGGTGCCGAAAAGGAAGAAATTGATGTACCAGCTGCTGAAAAGCAGAAGAGAGAGAAGAAGATTTTGAAAACAGAGAATTCAATTTTGGTTAAGATGGAGAGAGACAACCATTCATATCAGGTAAGAGGTCATACTTTTACCCAAGAGCATCCTTTTGTCGCAATGGCAGAATCTGATGCCCAGGCTATTTTTGATACTCAGCAAGGTTTTAGACCTGCTACTCCTAGAGAGCTGCAGGAGTATTATAACTAATTAGGGGGCGATTCATTTGCAGAATATACAAAAGGGAAGTCAAGAGAAGGTATACTTAAACGTATATAACAATGGAGTGCTATCGCAAGCAGATTCATTGCCAATCATTAGCGTATATGATGCAGATAATGATAGTCAACCAATTAATGGTTTTGCAAGTATTACAGCCGTAGACGAGCCAGCGACGGGAGTTTATAGTTTCTTTATATCTCCCGCACTGACTCAGGTTAACAGAACCTTAGAGGTAGTTTGGAATTATCACGTAAACTCAATTCCAACAAAAGAAACAAACTATTATGCAATAGAAACTGTCTATGCAACTATTAGCGATATCGAAGATTTCTTGGGAGTCGGAGCAAGACCTCAAGATGTTAACTACAAGTCTGTTAGCGATCTTCAATATGCTGAGAAGATTGCAAGAACAATTATTAATGGCTACACGCAGCAAGATTTTGGTAGAAGATATGGCAGTCAAGAACTGTTTGGCAATGGTTCCGATGCTATTGAATTTGTAGAGAGAATGTTGACCATAGACAAGCTATGGGAAGACGACATCCTAGTAATTGATAAAACTGTTGATCCGTATCTAAATACCTTTGGATTCGAAGTTGATATCAGCGACACTGGATTTGCAGCAAGAATTTTTGATGCGGGCTGGGATATCAGATATGATAATCAGGTTGATCCAACCGTACTTTATTATGGAAGATTTAGAGACCATGCTCGATATAGATTCCAAGGTGACATAGGCTATAAGTATGTTCCAGAAGATATCAAGCTTGCCACCATGCTCTTAGTTAACGATATCATATCAAATGACTTTAATTGGCGTAATAAGTATTTGAAGAAGGTTGATCTTTCAGAAATTTCATTTGAAATGGCTGGCGGAGCTTTTAATGGTACAGGAAACGTTACTGTAGATAAGATTCTTGACCAATATAGAAATATGAACATTGGTATAATCTAATGTTTAATTCATCTATCATGGCATCAATCATGAATATGAAAGCTGATCTATACATTCAGCAAAACTATCAGGATGAAAATACTGGAGCAATTACAAGAGAATGGGTTTATGACAAAACTATTCAATGTAAAGTTGAACCAATTAAATCAGGTGGAGCTTCAACAAGAGGTGATAGCAAAGCATTTGATAAAGGATCAATTGGTGGATATACAGAAAAGCTTCAACTTAGAGTTAAGTCTTTAGAACTTTTAAGTAAGCGTTGGAGAATATCTGGCATTAAAGGTGCTGATGGCAATCAGGTTTGGGTTGAAATTGATAAGTTTGACACCCCAGACACAATATTTGAAGTATTTTCTTCTCACGCTGTCTTAGACCCATTCGGTAAAGTTTCTTATTTTGAAGCAGTCTTGCAAAGGGTACCAGTACAGTCAAATGATAAAACTGACCATAGACAATAGCAACTTTATAAATAAAATTAAAAGCTACACAAATGCTGTAGAAGAGTTAACAAAGCCTTCTGTGGTTGATGAGGTAGCAAAAGCTGCATTTGCAATTACTGGAGAAAAGTTTGTTTTAGATTTAGATCGCTATGCAGCACAAAACCCAAAGAAAATGCATCACGTGTATGAGTGGGGAAATGTAGGAAATCCAAAAGCAAGATTATTTGTTGTAGAAAGATTAGCAATATTAAATGGTAGCTTAACTGTTAGCTATTCTTTTCTGCCATCTAGAACTCCAGTTCCAGTTCCTCCAGAAATGTTAGCTCCAGGCAGAACAGGAAAATCTGTTCAAGCAAAAAATATTTTTAGAGACAAGGCAAGAGTAATGGAAGAAGGTGCTCCAATTACATTTTCCTCACAAAGAGTACTCGCATTCCTGGGTTCGAATGGACCTACATTTGTCGCACCTGGCACAATCATAAACATACTAAACCCAGGCGGGGTGGAATCAAAGAATGCTTTTGCTGACTACATGGTAGAATGGTATAGCATGAATCCTAATAAGATTATGCAGTCATCTGGTTTTTATGAAGCTTTAATCAAAGATGCTTCAAAAGCAATTAATGATGGTCAAGGCGTTGCAGGTGTTATAAAAGCTGCTAAAGCTTTAGCCGATAAAGTTGGCGGTACAATTAAGGAGATAGCATAATGGCAGATTATACAAAAGTAGCATCGTATGATGTAAGAAAAGTGATATGGCAAGAACTTCAAGATGCTGGTCTTTTTAATGAAAATGATTATGTAGCGGATGGCTTTGCTATGCCCCTGATTCCAATTATCCCATCTCAACAAGTTCCAGAATTTAATAACCTACTGCCTGGGAAGACTTATATAGTTTATGATATTATGCAAAAGAATTATGGCGTACAATGGTGGATGTCTCAAGAAAGCATGACAATCGAAATTACTTCAACATCTCCCGAAGAGATACAGACTGTAAGCAACTTAATGGTAGACGTATTTAGAAGGTATGATAAGTCAGCTTCTGAGGTTAATTTAAAGCTAGACCCAGAAAGCCCCTACAACTTCCACTTTTTCAAGCTAGTCAGCAATGACCCAGTTCAGTCGTTTCAGACAGAAGGCGGGATGATGACAGGTGTAATGACCATAGATTATGTCTATAGTCGAGACCTAGATCCAGTAACTGGAAGATACCTGTAAAACTTTGTTTTATTAAGCTTTAATGCTATGCTTTATCTGAGGAAATGTGAATTACATGCTTTTTTATTTTAAAATAAATAAGGTGGTGAAATAAATAAATGGCTACAAATACTAGAAACGTAATCGTTGGTGCAGCAGATCTTTTCGTAAGCACAGGAACTGGCTCAAGCCGTCCAGCAACAACAGATGCAGCTCTATCAACATTGTTCGGTGGCTCTTCAAAGGCTTCCGCACGTACAGGTTTGATTAACTCAGCTAATTATCGTGAAGTAGGTTACACATCTACAGGTCTTGAAGTTTCATACGAGCCAGTATATGGTGAAGTTATGGTTGATCAGCTTCTTGATGCAGCACGTCTTTTCAAGCAGACTCTTAAGGTTATCCTTAAGTCAGAGCTTGCAGAAGCAACTCTCGAGAATCTTCAGCTTTCATGGGGTCAAATGGATACCTATTATGCAAATACAGGTTCTGCAATTGCTCCAGTAACAAATCTTAATGAATCAACTCCAGTATCAGGCGAAACTGGTGCGACACTTAATCTCGCAGCAGGTGCTCTTGGTGATGCCCCAGTAGAGCGTGTACTCATTGCCGTAGGTAATGCTCCACGTACAATTGGTGCAGCTACAGGTGGTTCAACTTCTGATCTCCGTAACAAGGAGCGTGTTTATGTTGCACGTCGTGTAGTATCTATTGATACAACAATGCATGCACTTAAGCGTGATGCAGCAACCGTGTTCCCAGTGAACTTCCGTTGCTTGCCAGACGATACAGATCCATCATACGCAGGCCGTGAATACGGTGTCGTTATTGACCGTGTATGGGGAACTATCTAATCTTTGATTAGACTATAACTTAATATAGAATTTCAAGCCCTCCGAGAAATCGGGGGGTCTTGAATTTGTATTCATGCATAATATTGGTATAATTTAACTAACACAAAGGAGCTATAAATTGGCAACAGCAGTATATGATATTGTAGACATTGAACTCAGTGACGGATCACAGATCACATTGAAGCCTCTGCCTATTAAGCAGATTAGAAAATTTATGGAAGTTATTCAGACAATGGATGATCCAGCTAATGCAGATGAAAATGCAGCTATGGATATATTTATTAAGGCAGCAATGATTTGCCTCGAAACATCAGCCAGACCAGAACTCGGAACTGATAGAGATCAGTTTGAGAATGTAATTGAAATTCCTACAATGATGAAGATTCTTGAAATTTGTGGGGGTCTAAAATTAACTGACCCAAACCTCCTGGGAGCGGCACTAGTTGGGACGAACTAGACCTACGCTCCTTAGAGTCTGAAGTTTTCTTGCTGGGTCATTGGAAAAATTTCGATGAACTAGAAAGTAATATTTCTTTGGAGGAGTTGATGGCTTTGCTAGATGCTTCAAGAAAGAAAGCAGCTGAAGACAGAAAGTTCCTTGCAGCAATTCAGGGAATTGAGTTGGATGAAGTTGAGGAAGAACCTGTAGATGTTGCAGATCTTCGAAACAGCTTCCAGGCCAAACAAGAAGGATTCGGTGAAGGCGAAGGTCTTGGCTTTATGACTTTAGGGGGTGAGGATTAATGGCTAATGTTGAATTAAACATAGTAGCATTAGGAGATTTTTCATCTGTTAATGCAGGAATTAAATCACTTCAAGAGCAAGTAGCTCTCCTTCAAAAAAATCTTTCAGGTGTTGGATTAAATGCAACACTAACAAAAGACCTAGCAGGCATGCAAGCTCAGTTCAAGCAGACTATGCTTTCAGCTGGGCAGTTTACACAATCAACAGTTGCAATGACATCCGAAACAGAACGTTTTGGAACAGCTCTTGCAGCAGGTAAACTAAAGCTTACAGATTATTATAATATTATTCGTCAAAAAACTTCTGAGGCTGTAACTCAAGTTAAAGCATTAGCTATTGAACAAACTAAACTTCAAAACTCAATTGTCATGAACGATCCTTCCAAGCAAGGAATTTTATCTGTATATACACCCACACAAATTGACAAAGTTTCTAATGCTACAAGGATAGCTGCAAATGAAGCAAACCTTTATGCAATTGCAGTTCAAAAGGGATCTCAAGCCCTTACAAACTGGGGTAAGAATACACAGTGGGCGGGTCGTCAGTTAACTGTCGGTATGTCTGTACCATTAATGATATTTGGACAGCAAGCAACATCAGCATTTACATCTGTAAATACAGAGCTTACTAGATTACAAAGACTTTATGGTGAAGGACTTAAGCCACCAAGCCAAGCTGAACTTGATCAAATTTCAGGTCAGGTTTTACAGCTAGGAAAGCAAATTGCCAATACAATGGGTATTGCACAAACTGAAACTGTTAAGACTGCTGCTAACTTTGCAGCAATGGGTAAGCAAGGCCAAGATCTTCTTAATATTACAATGCAGGCGGAAAGACTTTCAAAGCTTGGCGGTATTGACACAAATCAATCAACCAATGCTATTGTTGCTCTTCAAAACGTATATATAGTTAGCACAACAAACTTAGCAGACGCAGTTAACTTCCTATCTGATATGCAAAAGCAAACAACAATGTCTCTTTCCGATATGACGGATGCGATCCCTCGTGTTGGACCAATTATGCAGCAGTTGGGTGGAAGCTATAAGGATACAGCTGTTATGCTTCTTGCTATGAAAGAAGCTGGTGTACCAGCTGCACAAGCTGCTAACGCACTTAAATCTGCATTTGCATCTATCATCGCACCTACATCTGCAGCAACACAAGAATTTTCTAAATTTGGAATTAATTTATCTGCAGTTAAAAATGCAGGAACTCCAGTACAAATGATTGAAAAACTACAAGAAGGTCTTAAAGGATTAACACCACTTGTCAGAGAACAATTAATTGAAAAGCTTTTTGGTAAGTTTCAGTTTGCTCGTGTGTCAGCACTTCTTGACAACTTTGGTAGAATTGGATCTCAAACCCAAAATGCATTGAAGGTTGCAGGAGCAACATCTAGTCAGTTAGCAGACCTTGCAAACCAAGAAATGAAGCAAGCAACATCTTCTCCAACTGCTAAATATCAGAGAGCACTTGAAACATTTAAAGCCGATCTTGTTCCAGTAGGACAAAAGATTCTTGAATTTGCAACCAAACTCATGAACTTTGGTAATGCTGTTGCCAATGTATTTGGTAAGCTCCCAGGCCCAGTTAAAACAGTTATGGGTGCAATAGCAATTGGTGTAGTTCTGGCTGGACCAATCATCATGTTAACTGGTTTGATGGCCAACTTTATAGGATTCCTTGTTAAGGGTATATTTAACATTAAGCAACTTGCAACAGGTGGCAAGACTTTAGGTCAACTATTAACTCCAGAACTTGTTGCTGCTCAAAATGCTTCAAGAATGTTTAATGATGATATGTTAAACAATGTAAGCTCTGTTGATTTGCTTGCAGGTGCAATTGATAAGCTTACAATTAGTATTAATGGAATGGTGAAAGCTCTTGACGTTGGAACGGGAGTAGATGGCCTAGTACAAACAATTGGTGCAGTTGCAACAACAGAAGCATCTGTATATACACAGATGCACCTACCTGGATTTAATAGCGGAACAACAAGCGTTCCAGGAAGTGGCAATGAAGA